TCTGCTTGGTCTCACTCACACAGACTGTATGTTTATACAGGCGGAAAAGCAGGTATTTCTAATGTATACGGTCGAAGTCTAGTTGCCAGCAATATGGGTAACAATGACTCTCATGGTTATGCATGGAATCCTAATTACTCGGGCGAAATGCCTAATTATATCGAAGATACGAATCTACAACATAGCCACAATTATGACCATAAGCACAACATCACCGCTGACGGTGGTACAGAAGCAAGACCTGACAACTACACTGTAAGGATATGGAAGCGGACTGCTTAACGTTCAACATCACCAAGTTTATCAGCCCATGCTTCCCATGGTTGCTTATAATAATTAAACTTAATAAATCTGTGAAGTATATTGCCAATCACACTTGGTAAGCCTATAAGCAATAGGTATAACGGGCCTAGCATATGTGATTGTTTTTTATGCCCTGTTTCATGACTTAATGTTACTGGACTTATTTGCCTATTATTTATAAATATAAAATCACCAAGCGTAAAACTAGCGATATAGTTGCTATTAAAAAAATAAAATGGCTCATTATATGAGTCACAAAAATATAGAAATAAAATTAACCCAAGCAGCTCTTGAGGGAGCTGCCACAATATTAGTAGCAGCTTTTTCATATTATATTTTATGCTCCTTATAGTAAGTACTAAAAGCTGTGGTTATTCTTGGGTATTTTTCCTCAAAGAATTTTTTAACGAGTTCAGCCCATTTGTGCATATTATCAGAGTCCCCAGGACCATTACGTCGCCTAAACATATATTGCCATTGCCGCATATTTGTAGTAATTATAAGATTGGTAGCAAGGCTATTCGGTAGTATATCTCTAGCACGATGAGGTGGTACACTATTATCAAGAGCTTGCAAATATGTATCTTCTATATTTAAGTATAAATTTTCTTCAACATCAGAAAGATTATCTTGACGAATTATACAAAGTTCTTTAAGCTTCTGATAAATCGTACTTGACTGCTGAAAAGCACAGTGTCTATGCCTTACAAGAGCATGACTTGTGCCTCTATCAACAGTACATTTCAGAGTAATATTTACATGCTCCCAAGGGCTATGATGCCCACGTTTAATGCAATTTAATGCACGTTGTATACACTTATCTTCATCCATGCTACTATTATAGCATTCACCGGCTATCTGACCAATAAGTATAAGTATGTCATGCTCATCGTATAGATGCCCCATAGTAGAAATACGTATATCAATTAGCTGCATTTTTATACTCCTGTTGTACCAAAACCAGCAGAACCACGCTCATTTTTTTCATGGTCCCAGTCAATACAATCGATAACAGGTTCAAGCATTGCTTGACAGATACGTTCACCTTTTTCAAGTGTTACAGTATGATTATTTAGATTATAAACAGGCGCACTTACCTCATTGCCAGAAAAATCTTGGTCAATAATAGATACAGGTTGTATTAAGCCCTTCTTAATAAGAAGTGATGAACGTGGGTAAAGCTTTATACAATAACCTTTTGGTATCTCAAAGCCTATTTTTAGTGGTATTTTTACTACAGTTAAAGGCTCAATTGAAACGTCTGTTGGTACTGCTAAGTCTGCTGCTGCAGCGCCTGCTGTTTTATAAACAGGTCTTATACCTTCAGGCCTTGTTTTCTTTCTACCAGACTCCAATGTAATCTGCTCACCGAACAAATAAACTTCACACTCTTTTTTAGTAATTGCCATTAATGTGTCTCCCTATAATCTTTCTTAAAGAATGCAGGATCAAAGTTACCTTTCTGCATTTCTTCGAATATGTCACTGGACCAATATCCCCAGTTTGGACCCAACTCACATGCTGCTTTCATTGGTACTTTAAGCTGGTCATGGAAACTCATATCCATGATATGCTTTAATTCAACACAAGCATCACACCCCTCCTTATTAAATGGTACAGATACTACATTCTCATCATGAACCGTTAAGTGCATTTTAAGAACATTAAATATTCCTGAATCCCAAGCATTAAGTAATGCAAATTTAAGAATATCAGCAGCTGAACCCTGAATTAATTTATTAAGCATTTTATACATAAAATCATTTATTTTACCTGTAGCTGGGTCATATTGAGGCTTCGGCTTATGCTGATACCGGCCACCAATAGTCATAACATAACCTTGCATTTTAGCAATATTCTGTACAACTTTCATCGTATCACGAATAACAGGTAATTTAGCATGATAATTATTAAATGTATCAAGTGTAAACTGCTCAATTGTTTGATTATGTTCTGCTGCTAACTTTTCAAACAGTACATAGTTCTTTTCAAGAGCTGTTTTCCAACCCATACCATAAATAACACCATAGTTAAATGTCTTAACAACTGAACGTGATGGAATACCGGTTGCTTTCATAGCAACAGTATGGAAGTCAACACCAGCATTAGCCTGCTCTCTAAACCATTCAGCTTGTTGCCCTTGAGCAAAGTGTCCAAGTAACAAATATTCAATCTGAGAATAATCAAGTGCAGCCATCATACAGCCTTCTTCAGGAAGGAAGAGCGCTCGCATATCTTGACCATAACTATGGCCTACTGCTTTATCACGTGCGGGAATCTGTTGTAGGTTAGGTTTTGAACATGCAAAGCGCCCTGTTACTGTACCACCATATTCACGTTTATTTGGTGAAAATGTACAATGAATTCTACCATCTGAAAGAATAGCATCAGCCATACCTCCATGCATGTAGGTTTCAAGTAACTTTTTGTACCCTTTAATTTCAGTGATTAAAGGAATAACAGGATAGTGCATCAACCTAGCCATTGCTTCAGCACCCCAAGATTCTGCACCTGTAGAAGTATACACTGGTGAATGAATGCCCATTTCATTAAGCCGTTTATCTAGCTGTTTTGGTGAAGCAACCATTCCAATAGATATACCATATGTGTCTTCAAGTACTTTAATTTTTGAATCAAGGTCTGCTTGAATAGTATCTGTTAATTTTTGCATAGCTTGCCTATCAATACGAACGCCAAGCTTTTTCATTTGAATAACAAGAGGTGTTAAACGTACATCTACCATATAAGCATCATATACTTTTGATAGCTTTGGCTCTTGTGCATAGTATAAGTTGAGGGTGGCCCTGCAATCTTGTAGATTATACTCTATCATCTTATCACGGAACTCACGAAAGTTGTTCCATAAGAACAAAGAATGTGCCCAAAGGCTGTCATTACGTTTCATTTTATGCCCAAGTATAGCTGCTGTTGTAATGACATCATCTTTATGCTGTTCATACCATGCTTCAATGGTTTGATCTTTATTCTTACCTTGTATCTTGAAATATTTACAACAAGCATCAAGTCCAAGGTCAGCATACTCATCAATATACGTCATTCGTGTCATTGTATCATGACATAAGCCATTTACTACTACATCATATCCACAAACAAGCCACGAAAGGTCATATATACCATTATGAAATACTTTATCTATATTTTCATCAGACATTAAGTCACAAAATTCTTGCCACTCAGGCGTAAATGGTCTATACGCTTTAGCACGTTCACCGTCATAAGTACCTACACAAAGTAAGCAAGAGTTATCGTCATCAGGCGTGTCAGAGCTTCTACAAGAACCGTCACCATGGGTTTTAAGATTTGGGTCATATGTCTCAACATCAACTGCTACTAACATTGTTTACCTCTCTATAGGGTCTATTTCAATTATATGAGACTTAGCACCTGGTGTATTATATATACAAAAAAATAAACAGTCATCACCATACATATCAGCGGGTGTAACATCTATAAGTATATCCTTATCAGTTATTATAGCATAATATTTATGCGGGTAAAACATACTATTATCTGCATGTACTACAATACTAGTCTCATCTGTATAGTTATAACATGTTTTTTTATGATACTTATGTATATATTCATTTACTTGGTCTGTGCTAATATGTATTATAGGTACAGATTCACATACTCTTGGCACTATTTTAGGTTTGTTTCTAAACATTGTCTTTACCCTCGCTACCTATTTAACTGTATACTTTTTAGGGTCATAGTGATGAGGATCCATAAGCATTTCAAGATGCTGATGAGCCTTCTTTGTGCAAAGCATCAAGTTGTCAATATCATTATTGCTGCGGTCTCCATCAATATGATGAATATACATATCATCTGGTATTTGTTCAGGATCAATACCAATCGCATCAGCCATGACTTTACGATAGTACTCAATGTATCTACCATTATGCCAGATACGCTGTGAATCATGTCCATCACCAATAGGCTCTTCACCACGTTTATGTGGTCCTTCACCTTCAATTGCTTTGAGAATGTTTTTATCCATATAAAACCTCCATAAAATAAAAATCGCTGTAGGCCTTATAAATAACTTATAATACCTACGACTCGCTTTCGCTATACTTGTGCCAGTTACAAGCAACTATCCATCACATAGAGAGATTAAAAATGCTGTAATAATTCAGCATGGGACATCTTGGATTTGAACCAAGGACCAAAGGATTATGAGTCCTCTGCTCTAACCACTGAGCTAATGTCCCAAAGCAATGCTGGTTCTAGGCTTGACTAAACTACGGACCCTCTACCTGCATTCAATTTTTGCAAGTCATACGAGTAGCATCACTGCTGAGAGGTCGATTGGAATCCAACCAATGTTGACACTGCTTTATCTGTCCTGACAGGATTCGAACCCGTACACTCAGCACCAAAAGCTGATGTGCTACCATTACACTACAGGACAATACGCCAGCATAACGGTCTGGCTCCGGCATTGTATTACCTATGAACTATGCGCTACATACAAGTTCTTAGGGAACTTGCAAGACCATAGTTGACACAATTCTCTGGATTCGCCTTCAACTAGAGGTCACTTCTGGTAGGTAGTGTCATCGCCTAAAATGCAATATCATCAGTAGTATCCGATGTTACTGGTGCATTAGCAACTGACTTATTATCGGATTTAGACCCAATTAATTGAATATTCTGACAATCAACAACAAAGTCAACATGATGTACACCTTCTTGATTGTCCCACTCACTTCTGCTAAGTTCACCACATGTAGCAATCATCTGGCCTTTTTTAAGATAATCAACTATCTTTTCGCCACGATCACCCCATTGCTGAATCTTAATAAATAACGTTTTCTTATAGTCACCAAATCCTGTGTTAATAGCAACATTAGCACTAAGAATCTTTTTACCAGAAGAAATAGTTCTAATAGAAGCGTCCCCAGTCAAACGGCCAGTAAAATTAAAATTATTAAGGTCTGCCATTATTTTACCTCCTGTGATGTTTCAAAATGTAGCAAGAACATAATGTTAGTTGCTACATGTTTAAGATGACTAAGCCCTGATTCTTCATCAGTTGTTTCACCACGTCTCCATGCTAATAAGTGACGAAGAGCAGCTGCGTAATATCTGTTCTCAGCATCTTCAACTTTCTGCCAATTGTTAGGCTCATACTTCTGTGCTCCAAAAGTAAGAACCTCTCCAACGCCTTCAATAAACTGAGGCTCAATAAGGTCAAGTCGATTTTTTTCCTGGTCATTTTTATGCCCTGGTGTTGTTGTAATTGATTTTGTTGAATATGTCATATTCATAGTAATTCTCCAAAGATAACTATAGCCTTGAGTATTTTATAACACTCAAGGCTATTAGGCTAGTCTTCTACAGGTTCGTCAAGAGCACCAGAAGTAATAGACAAAACATTCTGCTTAGATGAAGCAAGCTGCGGCTGTACACAAGTATCAAACAAGTCTTTATTTACAATACTGTCACGCACTACTTTAGTAAATTTAGCAAACTGTTTTGATGGCTGTTGTGGATTTGGTGCAAGGTCTGCAATAAGGTCCCACTGGAATGCAAAAATTGGAGCCTGCACACCATTTGGCAAAAGCTGCCCTTTAAGCTGACTGTTCCAAGATTTTGCTGTTTTCATGCTACCTACTGTTGGGTTAAAGTACAATACGCCATCTTCTGGATAGTCAGGCAATGCCAAAGCGTAAACAAACAACTCCTGAATTTCATTGCCTGTTTCAGGGTTAATCATTTTTGGATAACCCCGCTTACCTTTTGGTGGCTGTCTAATTTCTACTTCAATACCCTGTACTGGGTATCTGCCTACCGTACGGAATGTCTCTGAATCACGCTCAGACCAAATTGTACGGAACGCAAGTGCTACCACTTTAACAGAGTTACCGTAGTTACGCCCTGTTGCTGAATTTCTCCATGTACCTGCAGGATTTTCATCGTCTTCTGCTGATGAATCAGGCTGTACCAGACTAAGATATGCAATGCTTGTTGCATTAGCACCCATGTCTTCGAAGCCTTCTCCTGACATACCTTCCATGAAGCTCATGTCTTCTGTCATAAGTTCCTTTGCGGCTGCATTAGCCGGTTTCATTGTTGTAGCCATATTCGCTACCTCCATTAATTTATTTATTAAGCTTTACGCTCAATATTCAATATAAATATTATACAATAAACAATTAAAAATATTAAATTATTAATTAACATTATACATATTTTATTAATTTTTGCTTTACAGATGATAGTGTTTTATCTTGTAGTATGCTCATCATTTCTGGAACAGTGAGATAAACCCACTTACCAATCATATCAGTACTTTCTAACATTTTAGTAGGTATAAACGCTACAAATTGACCCCTGTGATATGTAGATGGTAGATTATGTTTCTCTATGATAGTAAACTCTTCTATCTTAAAACTATTCGCAGCACATACACGCTCCACCATCTTAGTAGCACCGCCTGCTACATTGGTAATCTGTAGATAAGCAACAGGCACAAATGGAAAAACCTGAATATTCTTAATAGGACTACGCACAGGGGTATTAGTAACTCTATACATAAAACCAGGAGGGTTACTATCCCCCTGCACTGGAAACACACCAGTACCAAGTATATCAATATCAGTGATATGCTCCCAAAATTTTCTAGCAGGCTCTATATATTGAGCTAGTTTAGAATTAAGTACAAACTCCCATATTGGATCATCATACTTTTCAATATTAGTCATTTGACTCCTCCCATTTTTCATTATATTCATCAATTTCAGAATCAATCTGAGTAATTAATGCTGAATCTTTACGTGACTGCCAGTAGCCAATTTCATTCTTTTTCTTATAAGAAGAAAGCTGTGGAACTATAATTTTATTCCAAGCTTCATCCCTTGAGTATCCTAATACACGTAATAAGCGATACGCTGGGAAGAATAAATGTTGGCGCTCTCCATCAAACTTACTATCAGACCAGAAGCTACCATCTATAAGTGCCTCAAGAGCAACTCTATATTCTTCTCTAGTCGGATATAGTGGTTTACCTGCACGTTGTTCATACTTTTTAAGTGGCCTTCCAAGCCATTGCTCATAGATAGGCCGCCAGTCTAATGAATAAATATGCTGCCAATTTTCACATATAAGCTTCTGTTCACCAGCAACTAATAAACCATAGGCAGAAGTTACACGGTCTAATAATAAAGGTGACCTTGTAAGTCTTGCCGGATCTGATGTACTTTCATCAAATATAAGTTTATCAGAAATAGTTGTCGCAAGATAAGCATGCAGCCATTTATACTCTTCTATAGTTGAGGGTGAGTCAGCTACCCGTAATAATAAATGATAAGATTTGGCACCTGAATATACAATTCTAGCAATAATACCGTTGTCAAATAACTTTTGTGATTCAGTTAAAGCGTAGTGTAGTCGTTCTTTATACAAAGTCGTTGCTGGTATTTCTGAGCCTTCACCGTACTTATCTACCCACTCTTGAGCACGTTTCTTTTCTTGTTCCTCTTGAACTTTCGTAGGTGTATCTGATTCAAATAAGAATGTATCTAGATATTGCACGTTTGCTGTCTTATTACCTTTAATATCAGACACACCAGGCTTCATCTCATTTACTGTCTCAAAGCAACCTTGCTCATTAGGCTTAAACTTTTTATCAACTCTCAAACGCTGCCCAATACGTGGGGCAGTGGCTACTGGTACAGTTTTTTGTAATTGTATATGACCTATTGGATTTTTATGTGTATCTTCAAGAAGACAAAATTTTGCAGCAGAAGCCATTCTATATCTACCTGCTACATTTGTAAAGCCACCTAATAAAGGGTCCATATCAGAAATTATGGCTATACCAAAGTCTGTAATAAGCCATGGTCCACAGTCATAGATAGACCGTTCTACTACAGAGTGTGTATACGGCTTCATTGTTTGCATCTCATAGAATACAAGAGGCCGACATAGCGCAACAAAAGCTGAATGCTCCTTAAAAGCAGGCATATATTGCATAGCACCAGGGTACTGAATAATATCTTTTAATTCAGAGCCATCTTCCAATTGAGTCACAATCTGCTTCTTAAGTAACGTAGCTTTAATAAATGGCGCAATAGCTCGCATAATAGACTCAATCTCTGTTGCTTCAGTAGTACGTGGTAGTGTAAAACAGCGTTTGTAAGCTGCTGTCTTTGGAAAATTACGTAGTTCAACTGCAGCTATATCTGCTCTAGTGAACAGCTCGTGCTTAAATTGAGCAATTAGCTCTTTGTCTTCTGAAAATGGTACACCCACTTTTTGAAAATTTGCATCATAGCCATATAGCTTAGTAAAGACTTCATCTGCTAATTCTGAAGTCTTTCTTGTAAATACCGGATCTGATTCCATAACCATAAACCGCCTTTGGTCTTCACGTCCATCAAATTTAATAGGAACGTCTTTATTTGTAGTCATGATAAAATCTGTATATGATTCCTGATATATAGGATCTATTCCTTTTAACTCTTTACGAATTGTAGTAGCTGTAGCACGTGATTTTAAGGCACCTGCTGGATTGCGCTTGTCTGTCTCTTCTTTTTCTTCTTGACAAACAATAAGTGCATCAGCGTAGTCTGCATTAAAACGAGCAGTTGAGTCATATTGATCGGAGACTATCACATTGTCTTTCCCAAACAAGCCTTTACATATAACCTCTGCAAACGTTGTTTTACCTGAGCCCTGTGTACGTGACACAATAATAGGTACTACTTGAGTCTTTACAGTAGGATATAAAAGCTTAGCACGCAACCAAGCAAGAAGATGATAAGCACACTCACCAGCTAAATGCTCAATATACGTGTATATATGTGATGTATCTCTTCCAGTCTCTTTAGCGAAAACTGGAAATGGCTTTGCAATATTAAAAGCGTCTTTTTCTTCATTATAGTATCCTGTTGGAACACAATAATCACGATAGTATAACGGACGATGTACCCCGTCAGACTGCTCACCAGCTATATAAGCTTTATCATAAAACTCAAATCCTTCTGGATGCCATTTAACAACTTCTACTTTATTACCTTTACGCTGTTCAAAGAACAGTATATTACCATAATATTGTTCAAATGTTGATGGAAGCATTATTTCACCTTTATGTGAAACACAAAGAAACTGATGCCCCATATTATGGAAAAGTACTTTATCTAACCTGAAGTCATGAGCCCACTTTTCAAGGTCCTCAAGACTTTCAAAACCAATACCTGTTTGTTGTTTCATGCCAGCAATAAGTAACTTTATCTGCTCTTCTGCTGACTTATACTTAAGGCCATATACTTCATCGTATAGTGACATTATAATCTCCCACAAAAATAAAGTGACAGTCTTTTTGGTAGGTAGACTGTCAGAACCTAGTGGGGAGGCTTAATGTGTTACTGCAACTACTGCAGACTCTGGAATAAGCCAATGCTCTTCATCAACTGAAATCTTTTCAGACATTACTTCAAGTGGATGAACCATTAGCTTATCATCTATATGCACTGACTTTACATCAGGGCCCAATTTACAAGCAAAAAGATATTTGTGACTTGCATTTGCTTTTGCTTCATCAGACAAAATAATTCCTGCTTTGGTAGCTTCAACTACAATCTTACAAAGAATGTAGTCACGAAGCGGCTGAATTGATTCTACATTTTCCATGTTTAACTCCTTAATTATCCATATTTATATCTACAGTAGTGACTTCCTGAAAGTGTATGCATGCAGGAATGTCCTCTATAGTAAATTGCTGTACTCCAGATGTTGCACCAATACCATCTTTTAAGAAAGACTTAAGCCTTGCAGTATTGACAACCGTATTTTCAATGAAAGGAATGCCTTCCTGCTCTAAGCGTTTCATATCTTCTGCAGATACTGTAGCATCATGCTCTATAATATGACCTCCATTGTGTGTACGAAGCCACTTGACAATTTTCTTTCTGTCTTCAGCATTTTTATTAGGCTGACAATAAAAGTTATGCTTAATAGATAATGAACCACCAGATGCAAGTGAAATAGAATTAACACCACAAGAATGCATTTCAGAAGGAATAACTACATTTGCATAGTGCTCAAATTCTTTTTTTGCTGCTTCTGCTGCGGCTTCTGCTGCAAGTTGCTTTTCTTTCAGTTTCTTAAGCTGCTCACCCATTTCAGATAAGTGTTTAAGAACCTGCTTATCATTGTTCTCTACATTAAGATAATCAAAGTTATCTGGCATAAAAATCCTCCGGTTTTAAGTTCTTTATTTGAGTTTTCATCAAATCATGCTGTTTAGAAACAGAATCAAGCATCATGTCTGCAATATTATTAAGTATTGTTTGAAACATAACCTGTTTCTGTTCATCAGAAGCACCTTCAGGCGCTTTTTCATCAAGTAGTGTTAAACCTTCTATTAAAAGGTCTGTTTGTTTATCCGCGAGCTCATGCATTTTTGCACGTAGCTTCGTAATATATGTACTTTGCATATGACCTCCAGTCATTAAATTAATAATATCACGTTTATTGTAAAAATAAAAATTATTAATTAACGATTAAAACGTAATATTCTTAATTACTAAAAGAAAACTTTTGTTCAAATTCCTGTTTCTCACGCACAAAGAACTTGCCTTCTCTATAGTAAAGAATCATTAGCTGTCCATCCCTAGCATTTGTACAATCAATTACTTCTGTATCAAATACTTGATAAATGTTACCTGTCTTATTATGTACTGCTGTTTTCATCTTTAACTCCATGATTTACCCCCTTATTGTCATGTGTAGCACTATACATTTTAATCATTAAAAACTCTAGCCGAGTTATTATATTCTTATCATGACACCAAAAGTGATATAGCCAATGAACAAACTCATGTGTATCTTTATTTAATGGCATAAATCTATCTATACTAGAACAATCAGTATAGTTTTTGTCACGCATATCCAAATGGTGTAAGTTCCAAGTTTTAGATAATGGCTTCTTTGTAACCCAATCAAATGAATTAGCAAGCTTTTTCATTTTTGATCTAAACTTTTTCCATTTACCTGACATGCGGAACTTTGTTTTTTCGCCTTGTGTCATGTGTACTCCTGTATATCATCATTTAGAAAGTCAACTTGGATATTACAACATTTAAGCATAGTAATTGAGTTATCTTCTTGCTCTTTATTTCTATAATGATGCTCAATAGCTACGCGCCTAATACCAGAATTAATAATAAGCATAGCACAAGTACGACATGGCGTCATAGTACAATAAAGAGTACTACCTTGAATAGCTATGCCTAATTTTGCAGCTGTGCAAATAGCATTTTGTTCAGCGTGTACGGTACGAACACAATGCTCAGAAATAGTGTCATCAGAACCAATTACTTCTTGTATAAGGTGACCTACTTCATCACAGCTAGGGAGCCCAGCTGGAGCACCAACATACCCTGTAGAAAGTAAATGGTTGTCTTTTTGAATAACACATCCAGATCTTCCACGGTCACAAGTAGCACGCTTAGCAATAGCATGCATTACTTCGATAAAGTATTCATCCCATGTTGGACGAATATATTTAATTCCCATATAGCCTCCTATGCAATATGTAAACGTACTCTATCTTCATCAGATATAAGTACTCTAGGAATTGGAGTATAACCATTTTGTCCCTTTTTATGAAGAAGGTCATAAGGTATACCTTCAAATAACCAAACACCAAGTGTAGAGTCTGCTTCAGCAATAACCTTAGCTGTTTTAATAGAAACAACACTTTCTTCTTGAGAGTGAGTTACTTTGATTACTTTAGTTTCATCATTTGGGTCAACTATTGTCGATGAAATAGGTTTAACTGTAGCCTCTTGAACTCTACTTTTCTTTTGTGCTTTAGGTCTTGTTTTATTACCTTCACGATACTGCTTATAAAGTGCTTTTTCTTCAGCAGTCCAACACTTATAAACAAGTCTAATAGATTCACCTGTAGACGCTTTAACCTCAGGCCATATTAAAGACCCTGATTCTGTTATGGTTGCTTTAACAGAGCGTGGCTCAAGACCAGTAAGCCATTCACCAGTACCTGGGTCCTTAAAATAGCCATTGCTATTTGCATAGCCAGCTGCAATATGCTCTTTATTAATAGCCATTATATCACCTCACTTAGTTTTTTGTCTCTAATATACTCAAGCAGACCTTTTTTCATCTGAAGAGCTTTATTAATAGTTTCATCACATTCTGCAGCAGTGTAATCAATATACAAACAAGGATGTTTCTGACCCATACGGAATGTTCTGAATTCTGCTTGTTGTCTTATCTCCATGCTGAATGAATTACTATAGAACAAAGTCGTATGTGCAATCTGTAAATTGAATCCTCGTGATATTTTACTACTATTTGCTACGAGAATATCTATCTCTCCATTCTTTAATGCATCAACACCTCCTACTATCTTCCAACCAGTAAATAAACCAGTCTTATATCCTGCTTTTTCACACAGTTCATATATCTTAGCTGCTTCAGCAGAATATCTTGTAAGTATCAAAAGAGGTTTATCACATTCTGCTACATCACGCATAAGAGCATCTAACTTAGGATTTGAGTCACCAAGCCAGACGACTTCATTTGGTTGAATATCTTTTGTATCAAGTGTGTTTTCATCAACATCACCGAAAACAGAAAAATCCCAGTCATTTGCTTGTAGTGCTTTTTGTCCTATAATAAAGCCTGAGCTTATCTGCTGTAGTCTTAAATTAACTACAAGCTTATTTGATGCCGTAGCCGTGTAGTCATCCTACTGAGCAAGAAGATCTTTCTTCATAGAATTATATGCTGCTTGCTGAGCAGGGTTCATACCAACTTTTCTTTCTATATATTGAACAGAAGGCATATCTACACAATCAGTAAGCTTCTTAAATGTAGCAACTGGTTCAAGTAGCTTCTTGAGTTCATCAGCATGCTTATATGGTCCTACGTAATGGTCTTGATGCTTAATTGTCATATATGTATCTTCTGAACAACCAAATAAACAACTTGCCTCTGTATAATCATTACAGTTATGAATGCCTTGCCATGTCTTTTCTGTAAGAAGAACGTCTACATCACGGCTAGACCCATAGCTTGTTTCAACAGTAAGCTTAGTAAACATACCATAGTAAGCTCTAAATGAATAATAGTTACGACCAAAATAATTAGGGTGTACAAACTCCATAATCGACCAAAGGTCCATAGGACCATTAGTTACTGGTGTGCCTGTCAATACTGCTCTTACAGGGTGTTTCTTAATTGAAGATATAATTCGTTTCCCACGTTTTACAGTATTATTAAACTCATATAAAAGGCGCTGACTTCGTTTACTATCTGGATTTTTAATCACTGTTGCTTCGTCAATAGCAATCATATAATTATCATTATTTGCCCAATAAACAATATCTTCCCATTTATGTGGTTGCGAGAACGTGTCTACATTTACAGAAACAAACTTAAATATATCATCGCGTTCAAATGGATAAAGTTCTGGCTGACCACCACGACCACCAACGCACTGCGCTTGAAAATCAATAGTCATTTCCTGCCACATGACACCATCATGATCTTTATCTACACCATATACAAGTTCATCATACCACTGACGATGTACATCATTAGGTGCAACAACAAGTAATCCTTTAATCTGGCCTGCTTGATATTTAGCTTGTGCAATAGCAAGAGTAGTAAATGACTTACCACACCCCATTTCAAAGAATAATGCAATATCATCAGCATTTTTATATTTATCAAGAGCTTCTTGCTGATGCCCAAATGGTACAAGATGTGGCCTAGTTGGATCATAGTATACAGTCATAGGCTCTGCACTTTTCTTTCTAGGCTTCTTTACTTGAGAGTGAGCTGCTACTTTTTTTTCTTTTACAGGTTTTTCTGTAGAAAGGTTAAGTAGCCGTTCTTTTTCTTTCTTATCTGCGTCTGTTTCTTCTTGTGGCTTAAAACCAGGACAAGATTTAAGCGCAGTAACTTTAGTACCTAATAAAGTACAGTCCATTTCTTTATCAGCATTTGCTGATTCTTTGTCACAATGCTTACAAAATATGCATGCATTCATTTTTCATTTCCCCTCCAAAAAGTCCGTTGCTCTTTGCCTTGCGTATTCATCAGAATTACTCAGCATGTCTTGAATGATTATCTTTGCATATTCAAGTTTTTCTTTTGTCATAATTTTATTTCTCCGTGTATTCTGGTATCTCGCACCATAATCAGTTCAGAACCAGTCATAAGTCCGTCTGTGTTTTCGTCCTATGACAACATTGACATATCCGTGTTTGGTGCAGTTAAGAATCGGAGGGCTTTCAGTGTGCATTTCAACACTCATGGGTGGCAAATCTTCGTCAGCAACCTTGTGCCACTCTGGTCTGCCTGCTTTAAGTCCTGCAAGAAAGGCTTCTTCTATGGCTTCTTTCAGAATGTCCTTGTCATCAATGTCTACAAGACAATCTTTATATTCATTTGTTGAAACTTCTGCATACTCTTTAGCCATTTCTTCATCTGTCATTCTGATACCTCCAATAAATTACCTCTTGTCCTCCAAGCAATGTGCATTGGGTTTCTTTCAGAATCCTCAACCAATTCCCGCTTATACCATTTATAAGCAAAAATCAAATTAGCTTTGTATTCGTTTCCAAATAATTTCACTTCATATATGCTTATAAACTCATTATGTTCAGTTCCGTACTCTATCGCTATATCCTTTGCCCCGGATAATGTATCAGTGACGAAGAAATCATCAGAAGAATCAACGACAACAATGTAATTAAAAGAAGGCTTTACAGATTTTCCACCATCTTTATCATATTCTTCGTGAATATGTCTGATTTCTGAAATAACTTCTCTGTTCATATTTCTACATCCTTCAAGAATTGCTCTGTCTCTCCAATAAGTTCTGAATAATCGTGCTCAAAATCTTCATCACTTGCTTTGCTTATCCGCATGAACTCATTAAGCAATTCTTTTGCTTCGGTGAGTTTTCCCCATACCTCTGCACATTCCTTGTTACAAATTTGTTCTGAATACCATTTATTCTTTGCTTTTAGTTCTGCGTTTTCCTTGCAGATAATCTCAAAGCCTTGTTGCAAGATAGGGTCTTTGAGTGCCGTACTAATTCTGTTTTTCATTTCGTCTTTAGTCATTTTCTAACATCTCCCCCCTGGTCATCTTTAGCACTCCTTATCATATTAAACTTTCCACACTTCGGGCATCTCATAGATACTCTCCTAAGTGTATTACTATAACTGATTGTGCCACATTTAATACACTTAAATGCAAAGCTATTCATTTTCCTTTTATCTCCTTAAAAATTGCCAATGGTCTTTATTCCTACAATATTCTTTTTTTATAAGCATCAAATCACAAAATAAATTTCCTATGCCAATATTTTTATCGCTATTGAAATAATGACAATTTCCACAACATTTCATTTCCTCAATCTGCGTTTCAAGTTCTGCTATTTTATTCTTGCTTTCATGCAAACATAAAAGATAAGCTGATAAATAAGATTTCTCGATTAACTTTCCTACACTGTTGTCAAACTCTTCGTAGACATTATTTCTTCTACAGAATTTTCTAGCAAGATGCTTCATTCTGCTTTTTATTTCGTCTTTTGCTTCATCTGTCATCTTTAGCACTCCTTCCAATGAATTTTTCCTTTTCGGGCTTCATCAATTCGTTTTTCAATTTTTTCTTTGTATTCATCAAGGCAAGCATTATGTATGCTACGATGACACTTGAAATTTGGCGTAAGTATAAACCAATCGTTGTGCTTACAGTCGTAGTACACCCTATAGTCGCCTTGCCATGTTTTTATGACCAAAATACATTTCATTTTACTTTCTCCCATGCTTTAAGACTATCATCGTCAATCCACGTGTTACCTGCAAAGATATGCCAGCCACAATCGCTTGACCTTATGATTACAATCATAGCCGTAATTTCACCACTTGTGATAACATCACCCACTTTCAAGTCAGTCCACTTCAACTTCTTTTCTTCAGGCTCTGAGACAAGATAAGCAAGTGCATATCGGTCTTCCTGTGTCACAAATCTGTAAAGACTAGATTCATTATTTATATCCACTAGACTTTTAGAATCAAAATTATTTGATTCAACTCTCATTCTTAGGTCTGCCAAGTCATCAGCACAGATGACTTGACTGCCTACTTTTAATTCATCAGCATTTACTGCTGTATAAACTCTGCTCTTATCAAATTCCATAGCTCTATTCCTCCTTAGCAATCTCTGCCTCAGCATCGATTCCACTTATTTCTTTGAAAATCTCGTTATTCCAGTTCGGCAATTCAAGAAGTTGCCTATGCTCTTCTTTGCTTGCCTTATCCCATGCAAGCCTAAATGCTTCTTTGTATTCGAGAGTTTTTAAGAATCCGCCAGAAGTTTCAATCTCCTTCTTATGTGCTGCTTTTTCTTCATCAGTTGCTGTATCGTGAGATACCCAGACTATTAAGTCGAAAAACAAGAAATCTGGAAAATCAATATCATCGTATAAAGCATCTACTTCTTTATTGAAAATGCGAATAGGTGGTTCATCAGAATTAAAGTATCCGCTGTTCCAATTTCCGCTGTTCCAACCTCCACTGTTACAACTTCCACTGTTACGATTTCCGCTGTTACAATTTCCGCTGTTCCA